CGTACGTGTTCATGTAGGCGCTGAACGTAAAATGGAAAATGCCGTAATACTGCGCGCTATCCACGAACAGGTGGTGCATACGGATGCCTGGCACCGTGGTGGCCGGCCGTTCATGCAGTGTGCCGAACTGCGTTGGCACCGTCCTGTTTTGGCCGGAAAGCATCTCATAGCAATGCAGCCGGTGAATGCTGCGTGTGGTAGCATCGTCGTCGGTGTACCACGTTTCAGTAGGCACCCATGCCGCGCTGCCGTTCAGGGCTTTCAACGGAAAATTTTGGTTGTCAGCAACCCGGTCGCCGATGCGCGTTTCCGGCAGCTCCAAAACCGCGCGGCCGTTGTCGTCGTCGTTTATGGCCCTGTACAGCGCTTCCTGTCCGTCAATTTCAAAGGTGTCGCCGCTGATTAGTTTAACGGACAAAACCTGTTGGCGTTGCCAGTTGTTGCTGCCTGACGTGAACTGGTTGTCGTACGACGTGGATGTGCTGCCGCTGGACAGCACCGCCACCATATCGAACGCCACGGTGCTGGTGCTGTTCGAAAGGTTGGCCGCAAATGCTGGCCCGGTGATCCCGAATTCGCCCTCCCAAAATCCGCTCTGCTTCATCACCAATGGCGGCGTGATGAATTCCACTACGTTGGCACTATTCGTCGACCATGACGGCGCGTTGTAGCTGTAGTTCACAACAGCTGCCGTGGATTCGCCAGGCACAGGATAGTTAGTCAGCGTGCCGCTGTTGATGGTCGCTGTGCGGTTCAGATAGTATTGGCCCATCTTCCACGTCATTCTGATTTTATGACGTACGCACCTGTTGTTTCCCGTCAAACTGTTGTTGCCGGCCCACCCTAAACGCACACGAAATGACAGCGATGCCACATCGCCCTGTTGAAATGACGTATCAGCAAACGTGGACAGCGTGTCCGTCACGCCAGTCAGCAGTTCGTTGGCGTTGTAGAAACTGATGAACCCGTAGTAAATGACGCCGGTGAAATTGTATTTGCGTTTTACCTCTGATAGCGGATGCAAGTAGCCATGCGTCCAGCCACGTTCCTTTACATAGTTCGCACCAGGGCTGAACGTCGTGCGCGCCACGGTGCTGGTGCTGCCTACGGTCGTGCTGCTGATGGGTGTGAGCTTTGCGTTGGCGACGTCCGCTTCGCAGGCAAATATGCTCTGCGTCATAAATGCGCCATTCACTTGGAATAGACGCAGGCCCATCAGCGAAAGCACTTCGGCCAGCACTTCGTAGGTCGATGGATATTCCGCCGTGCCGTTGTCGCTGATAGTTGCCAGCATGTGATGCTCGATGGCGATGGCGGTGGCCGCCGTCACCACGGGTGTTGCCTGCTGCGAACTGCGGAAAAAATCTTCGAAGGTGGTGCGCGTGCCGGTATTCAGCGAAATCCACCTGACTTTGTTGATGCAGTTGATTAGGTGCGAACCCAACGACGACAGGCCGGTATATGGCACCGTGTCGCTGACTTTGTACGGGATGGAATCCAGCGCCTTCAGGTCGTCGGATGCCGTCAAGCGCACCTGCTGTGGCCAGTATTCGTCGGCTACTTCCACCTGATCCGCGAACAGCACGCCGCGCCAATAGGGTTGGTACGTGGTGTCCAGGTATTCAACCTCCAGCAGGTAGCGGCCTTCCTTTGCCGTCTTCAGGTTGTCTATCAGTTCTTCCTGCGCCGCGCCTTCGATGATGTATGTGAAGGTCAGCTGCGACGGGATGATGTATTGCACCCGGTCGTCGTCGGCGCCGTCGTACGCCAGCTCAAAAATGTCGCCACCTACTTTAAATGGAATGACGGTTGCGCCGCCGTATGCGCTGTCATAGATGCGCAGACGCCATTGAATTCCAACCAGCGATGTGGCTTCGGCTTCGAATCGTAGTGCCATTTATCGGATGCGTTTCCGGTCACGCGATGACCGTTCGTTGGACAGCATAATATCGCGGCCGGAAATGCGGCCGGTCACGGTAACGTTGGACGGTTGGTTCGCGCCGGCCATGTCGAGGAATTCGCCCATGCGTTCGAATGGTATCACGGCCTCTTTGCCGGACGGGTTGTCGCCAATCATCGCCAGCATCGGCCCGGTCGTGAGGCCGCCGGTAGCCAACCCGGTGATGCCACGGAACACCTCCCGCATCAAGCCAATGCCTGCGGTGATTAGCACAGGCAACAGAATCGCAGCACCTGGTCCAGCGGCCAATGACGTTTGCGATGCCGCTTGAATGGCAAATGCGGTGGCCGCTTGGAATGCAGCATCTACGGCGGCCGCTGCAAAATTGCGCATGGCATCCTGCGCGCCGTCCGCGCCCATCATCAGCATTCCAAAGGCCCGGCCGAATTGGTCGCCTAATGTCACCGCCGTCGCGGACATGCTTTCGATGATGCTGTTCAGTTCCGCTGCGTTCGCCGCTGCATCGCCGGCCGCCCACGAAACTTCAGAAAATCCGTCTGCGACATTTGGCGATGGTGCCATCAGGCCGCGCGGCGCATCCAATGCCGAATTGGGAATTTGCGACGGGCCGCGCGGTGTCAGGCCGCCGGCACCTGGTCCCTGTGCCAACGCCGCGCTGCGTGCGTTGTCGCCCGCCAGCTTTGCTTCGATGGCTGCGCGCTGATATGCGTCAGCCAACGCTTCGACGTAGGCAGCTTGATCACCAGTTACCTGCAGCGTTGCGGACGCCAGGAACAGTTGTTCGGCCAGCACATCGTTGTATGTTTTCTCAACGGTGGTGGCTGCTGTCTTCGTTTCCGTGTGGGTGGTAGTGACCTTTGTGCTTTCCTGCAGCAGTTTGTTTTGACGTTCCTGCTCCCTATTCTGCGCAGCTGCCTGTTGGTATTGGGCCGCCAATTCCACACGCTGCTGTTCCAGCGTTTCAATCAACGCCGCCGTGTTGTTCAGCTGACGGATGGTGTTGTTCTGCACCCGTGTCCCCTGCGCATCCTGCACCCTGCGCAGTTCGGCATAAATACGTTTCTGTTCTTCCAAATCGGCGTTGACTTTCTTCGCCTGTTTGGAAATTGATTCCATCGCGACTTTGCCCGTCTGTTCGGCGATGCTTTCGTCAAAATCTTCTTTGGCTTTCTTCGCTTTGTCTGCTGCGGATTTGAAAGTCAGGATGGCGGTAACAAGCACGGCAACGGCGGCCGCTGCTGCCACGTACGGGTTGCGCAGTATCGATAGGTTTAACGCATTTTGCGCGGTGGTGGCTGCGCCTGTGGCTGCCGTTTCCAGCGCCTTCGCCGCCGCAGCCGCTGCGATGGCACCACGAATGGTGGTGTATGCACCCACCAGTTGGCCGACCACAATCAGGGTTGGACCTAAAACAGCCAGCAGGCCGCCGGCAATTACGACAAATTGTTTGGTGCCGTCGCTCCAACCTTTGATGCTGTCCGCCGCGCGTTGCACGAAACCGACCAATGGCCGCAATGCTTCGCTGATGATTTTGCCAAAATCTTCGGACAGGTTGCCAATTTCGTTGGACAGTTGTGTGTATGGATCCGCGTTGGCTGCTGCTTCCGCCGCGCCTCCGAACTGCGTTTCCAGTTCCTTCAGGATGACGGCCTGCGCGCCAGCGATGTCGCCGGCTTCCTGCAGCACTTGGATTTGTTCTTTCTGTTCTGCGGTGAACTGCACCCCGGCGCGGCCCAATGCTTTGACGCCTTTGATAGGGTCGTTCAATGCTTTGCCCACCTGGATGGATGCCGACGTCAGGTCGGTCCCCAAACGGGTGGACATGTTCAGGATGGCTACCTGCGCTTTGTCAAATTCCGTTCCTGTGACATTGGTGAACGTCAGCAGGTTGGCTGTGACTTCCTTCAGGATTTGGTCGTCGTCGAACAGCGAAATGCGCTGCAGGCCGGCGGCCATTTCCTCCAGCTGCGAAACCGAACGGCCGGCGGCGCCGCCTGTGGATTTGACGGCTGCGTCCACCTGCGCCAGCGCCTTTGCGCTGTCTACGAAATTTTTGGTGGCCAATGCGCCGAACGCCACCAGCGGTGCCGTCAATCCGATGGACAGATTTTTGCCTACGTCGGTAAGTGCTTCGGATGTGGCGCGCAGCTTCCGGCCGACTTCGCCCAGGGCTTTGTCCAGCTGTTTGGTGTCCGCACCAAATATGATATTCAGGGCTGCCTTACTCTGTGCCATGGCTGTTTAGTTTGGCGGCCATCGCCGCAAACAAGTTTTCGTGTTTTGGCGTGATTGGCTTCGCTGGCTTCGCCCGTTTCTTCGCCGTGTGGTACGGGTTAAAATCGGACCATTCGTACGCCTTCGCGTTTTTTTGACGGTGCAGGTTTGCCCACATCGACATCATGGCCGACGTGTGCATCCATTGTAGTTCGTCCTGGAATTCGTAGCTGCGTAGCATGACCATCACTTCGCCGAAGGTACTACGCCAAAATGTGTCGGGTTCGCGGCCGCGCAGCAGCCATGCCACGTACAGGTTCCGGATGGTCAGCGGTTCATCGCTGCCATCGCCGTCGGTCATTTTTTTTTATCGTCCAGCTGCAGCGATTGCAGCACACGTTCGCTGATGGCCTGCCATTCGATGCTGCCGAACATGGCCGCAAACTTTTCATAAGACATCGGCAGTTCCCGATCATTCAGAACAGCGGCCGTGCGCACGCCACACCAAACTAATTTGGGCAGCGCGCGCAGGGCTTTCTGTTCCATCAACAATTGCAAATCCGCCAGCTGCGCCTGTTCTTCCTCCAGGAATAAGTTGAGTGCATACAGGTTTAGAACTACGTCTACGGAAACGGTGTCCGTCAATTCGACTTGAAATTCGCCGCGCAGCTGGTTAGCCATTAGGGGTTCAGATTGAATGTCGCTTTCGAAGTATCCAGCACCGCTTTGTAGATGGTGCCATCGCCTTCGAAGTTAACGCTGAACGATGCAACCTCGTTCAATCCGGCAGTTTCTTCGTAGCTGGTGATGTACGCTTTGCCCCAATACATCAGGTCACCATCAAGGCCGGTGGTCCATGCCACCTTCACTTTCGTCTTCGCCTTCCACAGGGTGAACAGGTCGGCCGCCGAACGCACGGTCGATGTCAAACCGTATTCGACCAGGCCGTCGCACGACATCGTCCAGCTTAAAGAGCTGGTCAGGATTTCGCGTTCGCCGTCGTTGTCTTTCGTGGTGGCGTCAATGACTTCCATGCTGCCGCTGAACGTGCCGGACGTAGCGCAGGCCACGATTTCCCACGTGTCGTTTTCCGGCGTGGTGTCACCGTAGGTTCCGCCGCTGAACGTGCCGCTGTTGGCGGATTCGTTCGAAATGAAGATGCCGATCGCGTTGGACCGGATTTTACCAGTTGTAGGCATGTCTATAGAATTTCAAAGGGTTTCAGTTGGTGAAGTTCGGGAAATTCCCCGACCACCTTTGACGGCGGAAACCGGTCCGGTTTGCGTGCAAATCCTGAAAAGTGATTGATGTTCACTTCGGATTTGATGTCCACTATCAGCGGCGTTTCCGTCTTCAGCAGGTAGGTCAATTGGTCGGTGCATCGGCTGATGTTCGTGCGGAACGATGCGTCCATGCCGGACATCAGGTCGTAATCGTAGCACCGATTCAAATGTTTCTGCGAATGTTCAAGCAGGTAGCGTTTGGTGCATCGGCCTACGTTGGATTGCCCACGGTTGGCAAATATGTGCGTGCTGCCTGTCTTCGAATCGACGATGTAAAATTGGTTGTGTGCCACCCAATGGCGGCCGGCCTTAAGCTCCTTTGCCATTAGGTCGGCCCAGTCATTGCGCAGGATATTATCGCTGCAGTATTCCATGAAGTAATCAAATTCCATGTGGCGCAGCATGTGGCGTGCGCCCATTTCGAATTTGCGTCCTACAGGATGGTTGCTGCATTCGTAGTGGTGGTAATCGCGTTTCTTGCATACGGCCGCCAGGCCGGGGTCGTCGCCGATGACGCATACCTGCGTTTCGATGCCGTGGCGCAGCAGCTGGCCGCGCACCCGGTCCAGCGCATCCATGGCGATGTTGCGGATTTTGATGCGCTTCCACACCGGAAAATGGATGGCGATTTTCATTTCGATTTCCGTTGTGTGATATACCATTGGCCACCGATGCAATGGACGGTAATGCCGTCGTAAGCACGATCCATCGTGGCCGATGCGCTGCCATCGATGGTGACGCCGGCGTCCCCTGCATTTGGCCGCAGGATTACGCTGCGCGAATTCGACAGGTTGCTGCCCGTCTTCAGACGGATTTCGCGGCCGGAACTGCTGCCTGCTGCCGGCAGGTAGATGTCCGCCGTATAGCTGCCGGATGCGGTTTTATAGTTCAGAAATATCAGGTGGTCATCGGATGCTACGGACAACGTTTCGCCGCCGTCTAAACTGATCAGCTTCGGTTCGCTGTACACCGCGCCATATATGTTCAGGTTCCGTGTGGCATACCAATAGCCGGTGTCAAATTCCAGCCGGCTGTAGTTCAGCGGCGCCGTAGCAATGACGTCGGTAACGTCGTCCAGGTACAGCGCACCCAAATCGGCCAGCGCCTGTGGCACGGTGATGTTGTCGCGCGACAGACGCACCTCGTAAATCATCGACTGCGTGAACAGGTCGGTGGCTTCGAACACGTCGGTGGCCTGGTTCACGAAACGGATTTCGGCGATGTTGTTTCCCGAATAGCCATCCAGCGCCGCGCGCACCAGCACGGCCAAAGCATTTGCGTCCTTCGGTTTGTCCTCGATGACGGTCACTTCCACCGTGTGGGTGTCCATGTTGCTGGTGGTGTCGTGCGTGTCGGCCGGGTCGGTGCCGGTCAGCTGCACGACGATGGCCGGAATGGTTGCGCCTTCCAACCTCGACAGCGGGTAAATGCGGTTCGCAGTTGTGATGGCAACGACGTTGGCGTCCGCCTTCAGGATGTCAATGATGAGGTTAATCATGCGAACCCGTGTTTGTTTTTGTAACGTTCCAAAATCGGCCCGAACAACTGTTCGAATTTGGCCATAGCTGCTGCGGATTTACTTTCCACCGCGCGGCCATAGATGTCGTGACCACCAAATCCCGGATGCCGAATGCCAGCGATGCGGTGCAGGTATCCTGTTTTGGAATTCTTCACAATGAATCCGCCTTTGCCCGTCAGACGCCGGCCGCCTGAACTGCCAAACGCCAATGGCCGTGGCCGTTTCTTTCCGGTGGTTTTCCCCAGGCCGCCGATGCGCAATCCGCCTTTGCTGCCCTGCTGCAACAGGTGGTTGTACTTGTTTGGGTTGGCAATCGTTGGCGACGGGTCGGTCATGTGTGGGCTGCGTTTCACTACGCTGAATTGCCTGTTTGCCGTGCGCACTACAGCATACGGGCCGAATTCCTCCATGCGGCCGCGCACCACCTGCTGCGCCTTCGCCCAGCTTCCTGTTTGGCTGTATTGTTTGCCAATACTTACAGCGCCTTTCTTCAGTTCCTGCGCCGCCTTCACAAATGCCTGTTCCACAGGTTTGCGCCGCATTTCCTCCGGCAAATCCTTCAGCGCCGATTCCAGCTGCTTGAATGTTTTGTCGTCTACTTTGAAACGGAACATCAGTTTCGCAGCTCTGTGTACAGGATTTGACCTTCGCGCCGGCCCAGTTCTTCCACACCGACGATGTAGTACAACAGGCCGCCGTATGAAATGCGCATCGTGGCATTTACGCCGGACAGGTAGCGAATGGTAAACTGCGTGCGGTTGATGGCCGTCTGCCGGTTTACTTCCACCGTTTCGCCTGCGCCTTTGTCCAGCTTCGTGGCCCACACCGTGGCAAACGTCGTCCAGGCGATGGTGTCGTAGTTCCAATCATCCTTCGTGGCGGTGGGCTGTTGTATCACCACACGCCGATCCATGCGGCCCGGCCTCATGCGTACACCCGGTATGGTGCCAGCAGCGCATGCACAGCCAACGGCATTTCGGTGGCGATGGTTCCTGTGATGACGGCCTGGCGGTTATCGTAGAAATGAGCGGCCAGCATGCGCATGGCCTGCAAAATAGGACCAGGCACCGTGCTGTGGCCAGCGGTGGTGGTGATGATTACCTGGCCGTAGCGTTCAAGGTATACGGCCGGCGGTGCATCGAATGCAATGCGCTGCGGTGAGCTGACCAGGTCAGCATACCACCGTGCCGTAGACAGCGTCT